TTATTAATGCAGAGCTTGACAGTAGAGACGACGATTATAATTTTTCTGATTCGATAGATGAGCTTGATGGCAACTTACAATTTAGAGACTCTGATTACGATGCAGACTTTGGTAGCGATAGATTACGACAAGGGGCATTTTCCGGCGTTGTTCCTGCTGCAAGCGTAAACAAATGGGTTAACGAACTGGTTGGCAATTGGAGTAACAAACCGCAGATTACAGTAGTTGCTAATCCTAGCAGCCTTCCTGAGCCAATACGGTCAAGAGTCATTTCTAAACTACGGGGCAACTTTGGGGCAAAAGGATTGTTTGACTCAAAGACGGGTCAAATTTATCTGTTTTCAGATTACTTAGTGAGCAAGGTTGACACTGAGTTTACTTTGTTCCATGAAGCATACGGCCACCTAGGTATGCGTGGTTTCTTAGGAGAAAAATTTAATGACTTTTTGTTGAGGCAATATCAATCTAATAAAACAATAAGAACATTAGCAGATCAAAATATTGCTAATGGTATGCCAAAGCTAGAGGCTATTGAAGAGGTTTTGGCTGACAACGCAACGTTTGCAGAAGCCCCCGGCGCAGTCAAAAGCTATATCGGTCAAATTATTGCTGGGTTGCGAAAACTTGGTTTCAACAACGTAGCATCGTGGCTTGATTATATTACTAATGCTGAGTTGCTTTATACATTAAAAGCAAGTAGAGAGTGGGCGAAGAATGCTAACTACAAAGTATTTGACGGTGCGCCTAGCGAATTGCGCATGGCGCAAGGAAGACTTCCATACGAAGTATTTGCGATGCGCGATGGGAAACTACGTGGCTATGCCAGATTTAATCCATTAACAAATGAATGGTATTTATTTTCTGATATCAAACAAGATATCAGGGATGGCTACAAAACAACAATACTTAGCAACTATGACAGTGTTATAGATGAGATGTCAAGGCTAGGAAAAGTAGAGAGACGTTTCCGATCTTCTTTCTTTATTGATGACAAACTCCCAACTGACTTGGTAAGTATCGCAAGAATAAGTACAAATAGTGCTGCCAAGCAACGTCTTTTAAGTGCATGGCAATACTTTCAAAATGAATACTTGCCGGTATTTAGAATGCTTGACCAGGTTAAAGCGCAGACAATGTTGCTCAAAGATCATGATTTAAAAAATGATTTACTTACTGTCGAAAGAAAAACAGGATTTCTCATAGAAGATCATCGCACTCAATATGTTGATCCAATTATGAATTTAGTTGAGGAAGCTAAAAATAAAGGAGCAACAGAAGAAGATATAAACAATTATCTTGTTGCATCTCACGCTGAAGAAAGAAATAAAAGCGTAAAGAAAATAAATCCTAGAAATGAATTTGGATCTGGCATGTCGCCAAGATCAAGAAAAAAGCGCGACGGCACTGTCATCATCGGATATTTAGATGTATTAGAAAATGTCGCTAAATCTCCATTTGCAGATGAGTTATACAAAATTGGTAACTTATTAGACAAAATGGGAGATAACAAGGTTGACTACGAAGTGGCAACAGGACTGATTAGCAGAGTAGAAGGGGTAAAACGCAAAACTGCTTATAGACATTACAGAAATTTTTCAGGAATTAACTCTGATTTAGACGCAGATCATAGCACTGATATATCTAATCTTGTTGGAAGAAAGTTTAATTTAAAAGGTAAAGACAAAAGAGCACAAGGTCGTGGAGATATTGCACAGGATGTACTTGCGAGAACTCTGGTTTCTGCGCAAGCATCTATTATTCGCGGACAAAAAAATCTTATTGCACAACAAGTGCTTGCATTCTTTGAAACAAATTATGACCCTTACTTTGTATCAATAAATGAAGACGCAAAAGTTCAAAAGATTGGGTCGGATGGTTTTGTTCAGATCGTTGATGACTCAAACTATATAGCAAGAAAAGATGTGATGGTCGCGAAAGTAAACGGCATTCCTATCACAATTAGATTTAAAGAACTTGGAGCAAACACTGTATCTGAGGCTCTGCATGGAATGGTTTATCCACCACAGCAAGGGAACATTGCTTACTATGCACAAAAAATAGTCAAAACGGTTTCACGGTTTTTAACTACATGGAATCCGTTGTGGATAGGGGTAAATATATTTCGTGATTTAGAAACGCTTTTCAGCAATGCCGCCGTAGATGGTCGCTTATCGAAAGGCGCAGCGGGGAAAATGGTACGCGAAGCCATGACCTCTTGCGCTAGAGTTACGCTTTATTTTGCAGTAGATAAAATCAATACGAAAACGCAAGCCGGTAAAATAGCAAAAGAATTTTTAAAATCAATCATTGGTTTTAAAGGACTAGATCCAGCTACTGTTGAAGCTTACAAAGAAGCAAGAATTGAGGGTGGCTTAACGGCATTTATTGATAGAACTGGACTAGAAGATCAGATAATCAAAATTGAAAGAGCAATGAACGGTAAGAATCCAGCCGAAAGAATACTTGGGGTATTGCAAATGTTGGAGGCTTTCACTGTTCCATTTGAAATGGCTCCGCGCCTGGCGGCATACAAGGTTGCCAGAGACCCCAAATATAGCAGCATGACCAAGAAAGAAGCCGCTGTTTTAGCCGGAGAAATCACAGTAAACTTTAATATGAGAGGTACGACTTGGCTTCGATATGCTTATCTATTTTTTAATCCAGCAATTCAAGGCCCAGCCAACATGGTGAAGCTGGCTAAAAATAATCCTGAAGCTTTTGCCAGGGTTGCAGCGATGTGGATTGGTTTAGGTGCAATAATTAATATTGTTGGACGTGCGCTTGGAGACGAAGATGACCCACCGATAGATGGCATTAGTAATTATGACAAGCTGCCGGTATATAAGCGCGGCACATCAGCGGTCTGGTTACCTAATCACAGGCTTGGAGCCATACCAATAGCATATGGGTGGAATGCCTTTTATGCACTAGGTCATTTCGGCTTTGATACATTAATAGGGAAGGTACCAGCTGCAACGTCAGCAAAACGGATTGCATCAACAGCTTTTGAGGCGTTTTCACCAATAGGCACTGGCATTACCGACGCAAAAACGTTTGGCGGGCAAGTGGCTGCATTTACGCCGTTCGTGGCCGCGCCGATTGTTCAATGGATAGCCAACGAAAACCGTCACGGCGCTCCCATTTATAGGGACGAAAAGTTTGGATCTGAAGGTATGCCAGAGTCTCAGCGCGCATTTCGTGGGGTAAGTCCATTATCAAAAGCAGCAACCGATAAACTAAATTATTTAACTGGTGGTAACAAATATTCAAGCGGAAAAATTGATGTCAATCCAGAAGCGATTGATTTTATTATTGAGAGTTATCTGCCAGGTGTACTAAACGAAGCCTACAAAACAGCGTCAACCGCTGCTAGAGTTAATCAGGGTTTAGAAGTTGGCAGAGAAAAAGAACCATTCTTTGATCGGTTTTCTGCGTATGTACCGCAGATGTATGATGCCGCTGCATATCGGCGCGCTCAAGTACTTGTCAATCAATATGAGAAACAATTAAAAGGCTTGCCGAGAAACAGTCCTGACGTAGAGAAGATATTTCAAAAGTACCCAGATATAAACGCCCTTATTTATGCGGAAAATAAGACCTCACAAAATATTAGAAAAATTCAATCTGATATTGTTGCCGCAGAGAAACAATTAGAATACAAGAGGGTTGCCGGTAATTTAAGTAAAGAAGACGAAAAAATATATGTCGATCTTATTAATCGACACAATCAAAATCTTAAATATGTATATAGTGAAGCAACTAAAGTATTCATGCGCTATGGTATGAAAGATATTGTCATGGCCGGGGACTAACTTTGGCTGCGGCAATTTCTACCAGCCGCATAACTTGAGCAACAGCGTCAGGCAAATCAAGCGACTCCAAATTGTTTTCAATTATGGTTTCGTATGCTTGCAAGATGATGCGCCTTGGCTCCCCTACTTCGCTTTGATAGCGGCGAGTTAAATCAAAATATGCAACTTCTGTCTCCTCGCAGCGCTTTTTCCAGAACTCTACTGAATCAATATTTTGTGTCATTTTTGTGCTTTCTCACTATTCACAATAACTGTACATAACTTAACTTAAGTTTGCGATCTCAGTGTTAAGTCACTAATTTAACTAAACATAACTCCACAAAACTCAACACAATTGCCAGTATAAAAAGCCACTGTTAATCCGCAGGTCCCTGGTTCGAGTCCAGGTCGGGGAGCCAGTAACCAAGAGGTAATGCGATAGCATTCACTAACAACTAGCTAGTGTGTGACCGTATTTGTGCCACGTTTTCCTGCTGTGATGGCACAAGCACACGATCCATCGTGGAAGCAGCATCAGAAAGATGCCTGACTGACAAGTGAGCGTAACGACGAACCATACGTGCATCTGCCCATGCACCCAACTCCTGAATCTTGTCCAACCCCTCGCCAGCTTGACGCATTAAAGATGCCCAAGTATGGCGCAGATCATGCCACTTCAGATTGGTCAAACCAGCTTTTATCAGAGCTTGTTTCCACATCTTTGAAGGGATTTCCTTAACAGGATTATTATCCTGCCGAATAAAAACCCATTCTTTTGATTTACCGACCCACGGTTTGAGTGCATTCAATGCTGTGTCGTTGATCGGTATGGATAATGGCAAGCCATTTTTCATCACGGATTCAGGAAACGTCATTTGCCTTCTAGCGAAATCAATCTGCTCCCAAGTCAAGCGCTTGATATTACCTAGCCGTAACCCAGTTGCAACTGCCAACATTGCCATCGACCTGTACGGCTCTGCCAAGGCTTGCAGCAATCGATTTATTTCTGGTGGGGTTATAAATCTAACCCGCTCATTTTTTTCTGGCAAACAACGAAACAACGGCGCAACATCCAGCCACTGATACTCTCTAGCCGCTGAATTGATCACGGCACGAAGCAAGGCAATTTTACGATTGACTGTGGCTGGAGCAATCGGTTTACCATTGCGCTGCCTTGGTCGTGATATCTCAAGATCACGAATAGTTTTAACAACATCAGGCGTTACCTGATCTAGAAAAACTACTCTGTGTTGCTCGAAACGCCCTGACCACCAATTCCCGTAGGCAATGTCGTCGGTGTGAGTCTTCTTATGTCGATGCTCATGAAGCCAACGATCCAAAGTCTCAGTCCATGTTCTGCGCACAGTATCCCTCAAGTAGCGCAGCCGCCATGCATCGGCCTTGATGCGGTCATGATACTCCCGCGCCAGGCGCTCATCATCCGTGCGACACGATCCACGATACACCCTGCCGTTGACGCTAAACCGATACCACCAAACTTTCCCGCGCTTGTGTATTGCCATTTTTATCTCCCTAGATTTTGGCAAAACACCGAGATCGCTTCTTAATTATATGCTTACAGCTCAATCTCGGAACATAAGTTTTTCTACTTCTACGGTGTTATCAAATAGCTATTCCCCAGGGAACAGAAACGGACCTTGAATAAACGTTTCGCGGTCAAGCGGGTTAAGACGTTGGATGTAGGTCTGCCGATCCAGCGGATTCGTGTTTTGGCGATACGTTTCCCTGTCCAAAGGGTTCGTGTTTTGCACATACGTTGAACGGTCAAGCGGGTTAATACTCTGGCGGTATGTTTCACGATCAAGCAAATTGCTGCCTTGTCTGTAAGTCTTTTTGTCGAACAGATTATCGGCATACGTAAAGCTACACACTAGCATTAGAATTAAAAAAGCTTTCATAACTTATTCCTTTCCATTACTAAAATAAGCTTTCCTTTGAGCGCCACACCGGTTGAAAACGACCATGACTTTTTGCTGCTTTGCTCGGAAGAAAGACGCCAGTCCTTGCAATCAAATTTCTTTTGCTCATCGCAAGAGCAACTGCCCCCCACGCATTAGGTGATGGTGGGTTACCTATTCCGCACTCAATAGCATATGCACGGGCATCCTCAAACAATGCCTCTCCAACGGTGTTGAAGTATTTAAGCACCAAAGCAATTGCAATCTCTCGCCATTCCTCGCCAGCATTCTCAAGGGCCATTTTGGTACCGTCATCTCGTAAAGAAAAACCAAGTTCTAAGTTATGCATTATTGACTCCAACTGTTATCCTGACTGGCTAATACAAGTATTAAATTTTTCTTTGACAATTAAAAGCTTGAATCTCAACGCGGAATGCATTTGCAAATTTGCAGTCACTTGATATGCGATGTTCAGCATTGGTCAAGCCGCATAACCAGCCAATAAAAAAAGCGGCAAAAACAAAAAATGATCGGCTCCAAATAGTAAAAGCAATGTGCAAGCCGTTTCTGATATTAACGTTTTCTGAAATCATTTTTATCATATGGTAAATGCCATAAATAAAATCATCTGAACAAAGATAGTCAGACCTATACCAACAAACAGACCGGCAAGGAATAATATGATTGCAAAATAATCCATTTTTAGTCTTGCCTTAACCTATTCAAGTTTACTAATTTATGTTGTAAAAACATTTGATTCAGTTCTTCTTTCCCTTCTACCCATAATTTTATGTGGTCTTCTATATCTCGCTGGAACTTAAGTTCTTGCGAAAAACGCTCACACACATCAATTAGATATTGATGCCCGTCAATGAGTTGATCGAAATAATATTTTGCTTCAGGACTCGTTATCTCGGAATATATCAATTCCAAGATTTCTGATTTCGTCTTCACTCGTCCATTCCCAAACATCATCATCTACTTTCTTTTTACGTTTTGGTTCAGATTTATTGTTGTTCTTTTTTGAATTATTTTTATTCTTTTTAGTTTTTTCTTCTAGTGCTTTCGAAGCTTTTAAAAAAAAAGTTTCTATGGTAAAAAATTTAGCACCACATTCAATACAAATTCTTCGACGTTTGACCAATTCATTTGAGTGCCTAGAATCAATGACATTGAGTTTGCCCCCACAGTTTTGACATTGCATTTTGTTTAGATTGAAGTTCGTTAATGTACGTAACAAGTAAAATGCCCATCATCATAGAAAGCGTCGGGTTATCTTGCTCACTGTCACAACCCACTTCCATTAATATGCTTGGCATTTTATTTTCATCTAGACAGTCAGACAGACAAATGGTTACTGTTGCCATCGTTATTTTCCTTATCTGATTGTCCGTATTGTTGGCGAATAAAAGTTTCAAGATCTTGTTGCAAAAAGCGCCAGTTTCTTCCAACTTTGGCAGCAGGAATTCTTTTGTGTCGTGCTAAGTAACGTACCATGTGAATGGACAGATTTAAAAACAGGCTAGCCTCCCCAAGCGTCATTGCTGTTTGGGGCGTCTGCAACAGATTAGTTTCCTCAATCGGTGTTTCTGTTTGAGATATTTGCATTTGATTCACTTCCTTTTTGATTACAAAAGTTTGCTACTTCACAGAATGATTCACACCGTCGATAGCCGCCTTTGCGTTCTTCTATTACATAACCGTCTGGTACGTCTCCAAGTTCTTCTTTTGTTTGGGCAACTCTCTTTGCGCGCTTACCGCCATCTTTTATGAGTGCGAAAGTGGTTCCCGCATACCAACGCTCCTCATCGCTGCACAACACATCCTCGCCACGGCTTGCGCGCTGATGCAGTTCTATTCGCTCTTGAACATAATTTCTTGTTTCTTCTAAAGTCCACATAGGTATTTCAATTTTTTTTGTACTTATCACAGGATAATTAGGATCTCTCAATTGTTCTGCTCTTCGCCAGTCTCTATACATGGCAAAAACTTCCAGCTTTGATACCTTGTACCCATTCTCAACAACTAAAAGTCGCAAGACGTTTAGCTGACGCTCCCACTCAATTGATGCTTCTGATTTAAATACGGTAGTTAGTTTGTAGTCACAAAGTGTTTCAGATTCCAAATGTAATCTGTCGAACTGACCGCTAAGCTTCCAGCCATTGACGTGCATAAACAAACGTTTTTCAACTAAAGAAGATGTATTCGCTCGTTCAAGTACTGTGTGAACAGCTTGCCCCAATAAAACCCACAATTTTTCAGACGCATCCTCGACGATTGATTCTCTAAACTTGTTAAGAAGAAATCTTCTTTGCGGAGAATCAATTAATTTCGTAACAGATATATCGCCGCCGCCAACGTAAGGATCGTTGCGAACAGCGGAAACAAAAGCATCCGGCAGGTTGTGGATATTGGTAAGGTTCATTAAAAATCTAAACTTTCTTTGCTGTCTTTATTCGCATACTCTTGAAAAGAACGGGCATCTCTCGATAGCCTAGAGTCTCTTGTCTGAGTCTTGTAGGTGCCACGTCTTTGTTGATCATTTCCGGTTGGGGGAATATAAGGATCGTTTATCGATCCACGCATATATTGGGTTCCTGACTTTGCTGTTGCGTTCCAAAGTCCGCCTTCAAGCTTCAATCCAGCTGGTAAAAATGTTCCGTCGCGCAAAGTCACATCTTCATTCACGGTGATGAAGACTGTGCTGACTGGGCTGCGCTCATTTTTAGGACGTGCGTTAGGAACAACACTGATGCTTATCGGTGGGATGTTCGTCATTTCTGTTTCCTCTCTGATTTAGTTTTGATAACTTCTTGCAGCCTCGCAATAATTGCCGCCGTATTTACTGATTTGATATCTTCAAGTCTTTCGGCGTCGTACTTGACAGTAATTGCATTTTCATCAACACCCGCCTTTTTAGCCAAAGCCCTAATAATGTTGCATTCTTCAACACCCAGACTATTTGATTCATTAGCTGTGCTGTTATCAATGGATAAATTTTTTTCTTCCTCTGGGCTAGCGTTAAGTGGCATGTCCTCGCCACGATAAATGTATAGACCCAGACCATGCAAAGCGATTGCTTTGGCGAGAGCACGTTGCATTGCGACGTTAACTTGAAATGCGTCCGGGCTAGGTATGGACTTGTTACGATGGTCCATCACCGGTAGTTGTGCGGTTCTCTCAATCCCAAACGCTTTTACTGTGCAGAAAACCATTGCCGTATCGTTAATTTTAACGAAAGGCTTCTCGTTCCAAAAATGATAATTCCAGGTTGCGTGGGGATCTTCTTCTAGCAAAATCTGGACAGCCGCCGCCCAACTCAGGTAGTTCAACCCATTTTTCCGCTCGATGTATTTAGAACAATCAATCTCGCTTAGTCGTTTATAGATACTTTGTTCCATTGGCTTCTCCTTTGAATTAAGGAGAGTTTAGTAGCGTTACTCATAGTTGTCAACAGCTATGTTGAGTTTTGTTGAATTAGATTCAGCTACGAACACAGCAACAACCCTACCAGTCGGCAGGCTAACCGGCTTGCCAGATAAGTCGCCCCGATCAATTACCATCATGTCACCAGTCAATATTGTTGGTTGCATAACATTGTTCTTAGCTATTACAAATTCCAGTTCATCGAGATTAGACACTTCGATTCTTGGCGTAACTATTTGTTTTGGCAACATTTTATAAAAACGAGGCGAGACCTCCTCTATGTTGCAGTCCAGCAGAGCGCAGAACCTCATGACTGTCTCCAGGTTGAGCGCAATCCGGCCATTTAGGTATTGTGATACCGCCGTTTGGTTGGCGTAGCCAAAGGCTTTGGCGGCTTTTTCTTGGGTTAAGTGCAGCTTATTTTTCTTCGCTTCCCATATTTTTTTTAGGCACTTGGTTTCTTGCATCTCTTCCTGTGTAAGTACGCGCCTTGTCATAACTCTCCCTAACTGAACGTAACTATCGCTTGCCTTCTATAATTAGCTGTGCTAATCTTTTTTGTAGCAATACTTCTTATCAATCTAATAAAAAATAAATTTCATAAACTTAACTGATCGCTACACAATGAAACTACAAGAATTCTTTTTTCGTGTCTCGCGTAATGGTTGTAATTCCAACAAAGCTACAGCTTTAAGGCACGTTTTTTGCTATATATATTATATAAAACTAGTATTAAATAACTATATATTTTCTTTAGAAAATATTAGTGTTAATAACACATATGTTAATAACACATATGTTAATAACACAAGTGTTATTAACACATGCTTTTTTATAAATTTTCTAACGTCCTATCGGGTGGTGAGGGCGTTATGAATTTTCTTGATTTCGGCATTGACCTTGGCGGCAAGACTGGTGAGGAAATTAAGACAGTCTGCCCTCAGTGTAGTCATACAAGAAAGAAAAAAAATTACCCATGTCTAAATGTTAATACTGATAAGGGCGTGTGGAATTGCTGGCACTGTGGTTGGTCAGGCGGACTTAGGGTAGGCGAATATTCAAGACCGATCTTATCGCGTAAGCGCGAATTTTTTAAGCCTACGTACACTCCCGAACAAGTTAGCACAAGCGCAACTGATTTTCTGGTCAGTCGTGGAATTACCGCGGATGTCATCCAACGAAATCGCATCGGAATAGTTTCGGTATATATGCCGCAAATCGAGGACGAAGTCCGAGCCATTGCGTTCCCGTATGTAAGCGGTGGCGAGGTTGTCAATATCAAATTTAGGGATCGCGGTAAAAACTTTAGGCAAGTGGGCGGCGCACAGAAAGTCCTTTACAAGATCGATGACATTGCAGAGACAACGATCATTTGTGAGGGCGAGATTGATGCTCTGAGTTGCGAGGTGGCCGGTTATAAAGCAGCGATCTCGGTGCCTGATGGTGCGCCAGCTATTAACACAATAAATTACGAGACAAAATTTGATTACTTAAATGATCAGCGGTTGGATGAGGTTTCTAAATTTATTCTGGCAGTTGATTCAGATGAGCCTGGGAGGAAGTTAGAAGAAGAGCTTGCAAGAAGACTGGGTCGTGATAGGTGTCTGCGGGTAACGTGGGCTGACGGGTGCAAGGATGCAAATGAAGTGCTGTTACGGTACGGTGTTGATGCGTTGCGAGAAATAATTGAAAGTGCTCAGCCGTACCCACTTGAAGGTGTGTTTACAGTCGAAGATATAAGTGAAGATCTTGACTCTATTTTTTATGACGGCTTACCATCTGGTGAAAAAACTGGTTGGCCGTCTCTGGATGAACTTTATTCGCCTGCGCCAGCACAGTGGACATTGGTAACTGGCATTCCATCGATGGGCAAAAGTGAATGGCTCGACGCTCTTGCCGTAAATTTGGCAGAGGGTAGCGGCTGGGTCTTTGGAATTTGTTCGCCGGAGAACCAACCAATCACTTGGCATAGTGCGAAACTTATTGAAAAGCGGATGAAAAAGCGTCTTCGCTTTGCAGATAAAGTTGAGTTCGACTCTGCGAAAGCCTGGCTGAACGAACACTTTCATTTCATTTTGCCAGAGCAGCCGACGATTGAATCAGTGATGGAAAAGGCTAAGGTCTTGGTAAAGCGGTTCGGAATGAAAGGTTTGATTATCGATCCATTCAATGAGCTTGATCACACCAAACGCAAGGATGGCATAACAGAAACTGAATACGTTTCTGCATTTCTTACGTATGTAAGAAAGTTTGCTCGTGAGAATGGAGTTCATGTTTGGCTTGTTGCACATCCCGCTAAGCTTATAAAAACCAGCGATGGAAAGTATCCTGTGCCAGATGGATATTCAGTATCTGGATCAGCACACTTTTTTAATAAAGCAGATTGTATTTTGGCGGTACATAGGGACAAATCAGATCCTCATGCGCCATCGGAGATCCATGTGCAAAAGGTACGCAGTCGGTGGCTAGGGAATATGGGCGTATCTAAAATGTATTGGGACCCGCAATGCGGAAGATATTCAGAGACAAGAAACATACAGGTGAGGGAAATGTATGACTCAGGAAGATACGAAGGTGGTTCTCAAGTTATCGATTTCTGAAGCTAACCAAGTATTTGGTCGAGATGTTTTAAGAAATTTGATGCCTGAAACAGCTGTGTTTGTGGACAAGGTTAAAGAGTCTTTTCCAAACAGTAGCTTGATATATGCGAGAGAAAATGGTTTGGAAATTGGAGACCCTGTAAAAAAAAACCGGTTGGTTCCTTGGCATTCACACGAAAAAATTGTGCTAAAGACTCAGACCGGCAAGCCAAGAAGGCGGAAGTAGTAGTTTTAATTGTCAAAGAAATTGAAGATACCCTTTGGGAATTTAAACTTTGGTATTGATATGTTTCGTTCAAAAAAATTTTTAGCACTTGCGAACGGGCGGCGCTGTGTCATGTGTGATTCTTTGGATGGGACGACTGTGTCTGCCCATAGCAATTTATTAGAACATGGAAAGGGTAAATCTATCAAAGCCGATGACTCAATGGTCGCATGGCTTTGTTATAAGTGTCACACCGAAGTTGACCAGGGAAACAAAATGTCAAAGGCTGAGCGGCGCGAGTTTATGCTCACAGCAATCTGTAAAACTCACATGGAAATATGGCGTGCCGGTTTGGCAAAGTTAAGTTAGGGAATGACGATGGAATACATTGAAGAATTACTTGAACAATTCAGGGAAACAGCGGAATCATATTCTGCGCATCGAGCTGCGTTGACATATCTAGAGGAGTTTAAAAAATCTTTGCTCGCTATTGAAATGAAACACGCTCAAGCTGATTTAAAAATCATTACCACATCAGGTCAAGAAAGAGAAGCCTTGGCAAGCGACAGGTATTTGAAGCATTTAGATCAATTGAAGATGGCTACTGAATTGGAAGCAAAACATAAATTTGCATTGAGAAAAATTGAAATGGAGATAGAGGTGTGGAGAACGAAACAGGCAAACGACAGGTTGGAAAAGAAAACTTACGGAGCGTAAAGTGCGATGGATGCGTATACCTGCAACTCAAGGATATTAATTTCTCAAGACCACAGAGACGCTGTTTGCTCTATAAAACCGGAGCATATCAAAAGTGTTTGGACTTTAAGTCAAAACTTTATTAATTTTAAGGTGCATGGTAAAGTGATTGGTAAAGGGAGGCCGCATTTTGTAAAAAAAACTGGTGCAGCTATAACTCCTGGCTCAACCAAAAGTTATGAGTCAATCATTCGTGATACCGCTTATCGCGAGATGTCTGGGATAGATCCCTGGACGTTCCCGGTTATAGCGATTATTGTTGCGTCTTATTCAATACCAAAATCTTGGAGTAAAACAAAGCGAGAGCAAGCGGAAAGGCAATTGATAGCGCCAGCAAAACCTGATGCAGATAATGTTGTGAAGATTGTGCTGGATGCATGTAATCGAACTGTCTACGTAGATGACACGCAAGTGGTTCAATGCTTGGTCGTCAAAAAGTTTGCTGATTCTTCTTCGCTAGAGGTAATGTTTGCTGAAGCCTTGGATACAGGTTGTTTGTTTTTGCAGAGGTAAATATGTTTTCCTCTCCAGAGCAGGCGCTTAGATTTGCATTTAAGATTAGGTTCAGACCAATCATCAGCAAAAGTCACAATGTATTTTTAGTCAAAGAAAAACAAAAAAATAAAAATCAAGGTGCGCTGACTGCTTTTGATCTACATGCGCAGGGCGCAATGATTATTGCTCATGTGGAGAATTTAGGAGAATTTGAGGCGGCGTGGATGTATTGGTTGTACGGTACGACGCAAGAGCGGCAGATATCAGCGAGATACCTGGCAAATAGATATCAGTTTGGCACGGTTAGTTGCGATAGAGATCAGATTTATCGTGTATTGTTTTACGGTAGCGTGCGCCGTGCGGCGGTGGAAATGCAAGTGAGTAAGAGTAAAGCGTGGCGTATTCGTCGGCAGGTTCTGGATTGTTTGTACCCGCTTGAGCGAAGGGTGTTGGAAGATTTGTGGCGTTGGATGTTGTCAGATAAATATGAATAAGATTCCTTACTTATCCGGCAGTAAGCTGGTCTGTGTACCCACCATTAAATGAGACAAGTCTGCGTACCCACCATTAAATGAGACAAGATAAATAGG